CCACATAGTTGAAGACATTCCACCGACTGTTTCTTTATTTTTATATTGATACAATCTCTCTACAATATAATCTTGTGATTGACCTGCAAGTGCAGGGAATACTGCCATACCCTGTCCTTCTTGTCCGTGACAAGCAGCACAACCTGCCCATAAACTTCTAATAGAAGAAAATTCATCTGCATTGGCGAGTTCATTTTTTATGCGTTCTATCTCATACGCAGTTCCATTTTGTTTAACATACTCTTCATAACATTCACCAGTACAACTATGTCCTGTTCCTGTTCCAGAATATGCTAGGTCTGGGTATATTGTAAACCCAAAAAATATCCCTATTGCGATTGCACAAAATAGTGCTTGTCCTAATTGATTCATTAATTTATCCTATAATAATCTTTATACCATCTAATGAATGCTTCTACACCCACCTCAATGTTTACTCTAGGTTTATAACCTAGTTCTCTTAGTTTTGCGGTATTACTCCAAGTCTCTAAAGTATCCGCAGGATGACGAGGTGCAAGAATTACATCTGCGTCTCTTCCTAACTCTTTACTTATACAATCAATAAAGTGCATAAGTTCTACTTGTTTACCTCTACCTATATTGTAAATTGAACCTGTTTCAGTATCAGCAAATAGTGCTATCTTAATACCTTCAATGATATCACCGACATAAGTAAAGTCTCGTTTCATTTCACCATAGTTGTATGCTTCGATAGAATTACCTGCAACAATATTCTTAGTGAAATCAAACAATGCCATATCAGGACGACCCCAAGGGCCATATACAGTAAAGAATCTTAGTCCTACATTATTCAGACCAGAGATTTTAAACTGACACTCATTGACATATTTTGAATATGCATATGCATTTAACTGGTGTCCAGTCACTTCGTCTTCAACCCAACCTGTAGGAGGAATAGGTGTTCCACCATAGACAGAACTTGTAGACGCATATACTACCTTTGCAACATCATACATTTTACATACTTCAATAAGATTCTGAGTTGCGTCTATATTATCTCTATGATAAATGACTTCTTTACCAAACGAGTCACGCACATTCGCACGAGCAGCTAAGTGAATAACAATATCAGGTCTAATCTTTGCGAATACTTGGTCAAGTCCATCAAAATCTTTTAGGTCACATCTTAGAACTTGGTGACCAAAGTATTGCACTCTGTTATATTTTAGTTGTGGGTCATAGAAGTCATTGTAGTTATCTACACCATAAACTTCAAACCCATCTTCCAATAAAGAATCTGCAAGGTGACTACCAATAAATCCTGCACCACCTGTAATTAATATTTTCATTAACCGTTCCTGTAAATGTATTCTAATGCCCTATCTGCTTCTTTATTTAGGGGTCTGTTTTCATACCAATTACCAGTCTCTAAATCCAACTCACCACACATTTGTGCAATCTGAGTTGCAGAGATAGGATAACCTTTTGCTACAGCATTACCTGCTATCGCAATCATAATCTGATACATCTTATGATACCAACCAGTATTAGTGATTGCACGATACTCTTGTTCCAACTTACGTGGGAAGAAGGGACAATCACGATATGATGTCCAAGTAATATCAGTATTATCTAGGGAATTCTTACGGTGTTCCATTACTGCTTTTTGTAATTCAGGTGGTAATCTGTCCATAAATGTTTTACCCTGCGGTTCAACAAACGAATACTTGTTCATTAACATATCAGGGTCTAGTTTGACACCTTCGTTTCTAAAGAAGAAACTGTATGCATTTGGATATTGTGCAGGGATATAATACATACGTGATAAATCTTTTGTTTGTTCGTCTCCCAATCCGTCAAACTGTTTATTCATTGCAAACCAAAAGTGTGGTAGTTCTTTACTATTGACTTCTCTGGTCAATGGGAATACCAATCTAAACTTGGGTTGTTCAGGTCTGGACGAGGCAGTGTTATAACACAAATACTCAAACCGACCATAATTTTCTTGTAACTGTTCTGTTAGGCACTCAACAGGACTGCGAGTGGAATCATTATGTACCACATAATCATCAACGTCAAGACAAGCCCAACCACCCCACGCCAGAACATTTTTATTAGACCGAGTGCTAGCGCTGACGTACCTAGCAGGACTAATAAGAGGACTACTATTTCTTCCACCTTTTTCTCCTTCGTTATTATATAATTCACCCAACAATTTAACGAACTCATCCCAAGACGCAAACTCCATATTCCTATGAGTCTTATTGTCAAAGGTATTCTTAAATAATGTAAGTGAGTATTTCATTGTGGATTATAATAACATATTGGTCAACTAAAGTCAAGTCACTTCTCGTTTTCCTGTATCCATTTATCTACCATAGAATCCCATTTATTAGTAGAATAAGTTTCCATATCAGATAATTTACGTTTCTTTCTTTTAGTTCCTCTCATTACTTTTTGTTTTTCACCACCAGTTATTTTATTAGTGTGGTAAGTTTTTATTGGTTTGGTCATGCAAAGAAATCCTCCAGAGATGACTGAGGTTCGGCAGTCCACCCCACCGCACTCAGGATTGGTTCAAGTGGGTCAAGGAATGTTTTGTCAAACATCTTGTCATAGTCAATATACTTATCTAGTGCAAGTTCACGTGGTAGGTTGACTGGATAGGATATCACATTTTCCTTGATAGGATTCGGTGTCTTAAGATAAACAAACTTTACCTTCTCACCATTCTTTACAGTTTCATAACGAGGCATTTGTTTGGTGTGATGATTGTATAGTAATGCACCACGGACGTGAATCGGACAACTCTTCTTGTAAATAGTTTTGCGGTCATACCACTTATCAATATCAGAAACTCCACGAGGGAATGATACGTCTTCGGCAGGAAGACTACTGAACTCATTACGAAACTTAGTGATAAAGGATTGTGTTTCTGATTCTGTACCGTTGACTACTATACGAAACATTTCTTTCATTTTATCACGCACGACCATAGGAGTAGAAGACTTGATTGCTTCGATACCCATCATCTTGAGTTTAGGTTCTGCAAACTGCACACCTTCAGAGTTGTGAACATTGAGAATGTATCTCTTCTTGGCAACCCAGATACCTTTATCTGCGATTACCTCACGACCCATTTCCATACGATTGACATAGGCACTAGTATAGTCTGCAAGTTCTTGATAGGTTTGTTTCAGAACTTTCTCAAAGTGTTCGGACGATATCTTATCAAGAAACTTTACTGGGTCTTTGGGATTGAACTTCTTAACCAGTTCACCCATATTAATATAAAGCGAGTCAGTGTCAATCGCAATCACGTAGTCAACATCGTCTGACGAGAGAAGTTTGTTCATCTCTCTGTTGACTGAACGTTCTGCCCATTTGATTGACAACTGACCAGCTAGTGTAATGGACTCCGCAACTCTTTGGTCAAAGTAACGAAACCACCTATTACCCAATGCACCATAAAGACTATTCATAAGAATCTTGATAGACATTTGTTGGTTGTTCAATTGGGAAATCTTATTAGACAATGCTCCTGTCGGAGTCTTCTCATATTCTTGTTGTGCTTCAAGCATTTCTTTCTTGATAGTTCTACGTTCAGAATAATACTGACGAATCACACTAGGAATGATACCTTCTTTTTCTTTAGTAAAACGAACACCACTAGGTGCGAGTGCATATTTACCATCGTGTTCGGTTTGTTTACGCAACATATGTTCTACCGAAGTATGCACTAGACCGTCAACAACAGTCTCAGGTGACATATTGTATTGCACAATAATCATAGGATATAGAGAGTTCAAGTCAAAAGAAGTAACCCAATCGTGCGAACCTACTTGAGGGTCTTTTACATAACCACCTGCATAGTCACCTTTGGGTTTCTCAATCTTTGGAGGAACTACAGTCTTCTGATTATTAAGAAGACGATATATGATACTATCCCAGATTGATGTAGTTCCGAGAACGTCCTCATAGTTTACACCACCACGATATGCCATAGTCATTGCAAGAGTCAGGATACCTAACTTGTCTTCCAACTTATCAACCAAGTCCACGTCTTTGATATTATAATCAATAAACTTTTGGTGGTCTTCTTTATAAAGAGTATGTAGATTACCGTGTTCTTCATACGAGAGTTTACTTTCACCCAACACTACATTTGCAATATGGTCTAGTCTATAGGACTCTTGTTGACCTAGGGTATTGTAAGTAAACTTCTTGAACAGGTCATAGTAATCTAATTGTGCGATACCCATAATGTCATAGGTATTAGTTTCGGTCATACCAAACTTGTTTGCACGAACCTTACGAGGATTGACTACACCCCACGGAGAGAATCGTTTGACCGACTCTTCACCAATAAGTTTTCTTGTTCTGTTAACAAGATAAGGAATATCAAATCCTTTGGAGTTCCAACCAGTCACCACATCAGGTGAACCGTGGTTCTGCCAATACTTTAGAAAGGAATCAATCAGTTGTAATTCTGATTCACATTTGTTATAGATTGTATTTTCATTTGGAGTATAGTCTCCTAGACCCCAGACACGAAAATAGTTTTCTTTACTAGACTTAGTACAAATAGAAATGATTGGATAGTTTGCTTGGTCTGGTTCAGGGAATCCTTCGTCAGACGCAACCTCGATATCAATTGTGGACACAACGATTTGGTCACGATTGAATTGAATATCATTAGGAAATGTTTCAGTGATAAATTGGTTAACAAAGTTGTTCATACCAAAGACTTGCATAGTAGGAACGTGTTCGTATTGTTTTATAAAGTCGGTTGCCTCTCTCATAGAGTCAAAGGATATTGGTGCAACTGGTTTACCGTCAAGGGTCTTCCATTCAGATTTACCAGAGACATACAATGTCGGTTTGAACGGAACACGTTTCTTGATACGTTCTCCGTCTTGATATCCACGATAGAATATTGAGTTACCGAATCTTTCTACAGACGTATAGAATTTCATTTACTACCTCATAATTTAACGTTCATTATACAGGGACATACAAAGAATGTCAAGACAAAATTGGCAGCCCGTAGGAGAGTCGAACTCCTGTTGCACGGATGAAAACCGTGTGTCCTAACCACTAGACGAACGGGCCAGATATAAAAAACCCCCATCATCAGCATTTGAGTCTACTTGAGGGACACCTAATCAGTGTGTTCTTTCACTCAAACCCCTAGGGGGGAGACTTGCCTCAATGTGCTGTCACGCATTTCATCTTGTTCATTTGTGACTCGTTGAGTTTGTTCTCTATTGGTTTTGTTTTTTTAACTTTTCCACTTTTTGTCGTCTCTACCAATGGTGTGTGAATCATTCGTAATAGAGTCAGTCGCTTATTCACCGTCTAGTAACAAACTTCCCTAGGCGAGTGGTCACGTCTTCCCAACCAATACAACTATTATACTAAAAACAACAACCTTTGTCAAGCTTTTTAATCAATTATTTTAAAATATTTACTTCTTTCCCACGGTTTCCTTTGCATTCCATCGTGGTCTTGAGTAATACCAAGAGACTTAGATATCACTTGGGTGGACGCAAGTTCAAACTTGGACTTGTTTAATGGAAAGTTATATACGTGAAAAAGGTCTTGAGCAGTCTGACCTGCTTCTACTTTTCCATTTGGAGTGTGAGTAAGAAAAGTATATTCTCGGTCATTTTTATTTTTGTGAGTTAAAAATGTTTTTACCAGTCTCTCTACACAACCATACGGGCCACCATTTAAGGGAAACGCTTTTTCTAATAACAATTCATTTATATACTTTGCACATCTTGGAGAGAATGAATAACAGGACATAAAGAGTCCACAATTCATATAATCTAATCCGTGTTTCATACCAAAGTCAAACTGTCTTTTAAATTCATCTGCGTCAAGTAGATATGAGTCGTGTTCCATAACAAAGAAACGACCTTTATTATTAGCACGTCTTCTGATTAACTGCCAGTGAGATATATCTCCTGCCCTTTCACTCTTAGTACTTTCTTTACCGTCTTGCATATGATGTAAGAGTGGTTGCCAATTATAGAGTTGTTCTAGGACTTCGATAGTATCTGGAGTATGACATTGAATAACTTCAATATCAAGTTCGGATACAGGTTTCCAAGATTCTATTGCAATCTCGGTATATCGGACGGAGGTGGGATTATTTAAATCCGCAATCATATATGCTTTTACTGCCATAAGAGTATATAGGCAGGTTTGACCCTGCCCATATATTTTAGAACAATGGTTGCAGTGTTAACGCCATGAAAAACATAGTCGCTAGAAGGAAACCAAGTTCAACTACTTGGTCTGTCATAATATTCCTCGTAATTATGATTTTATTTTAATTTTACGAGGCTGCTTCTCTTTTGGGATTTCTAGCTTCAGTGTTACTGCAAGAATACCGTCTTTGAGAGATGCACCAGTTACTTGAACATACTCTGATAATCTAAATTGACGTTTGAATGATTTCGTAGAAATACCACGGTGAATCACTTCTCTGTCTTTAGATTCATACTGTCCACTAATAGTTAGTGAACGTTCTTTTTGCTCTACGTCAATACCGCTTTCGGTAAAACCAGCTACTGCAACTTCAATCAAATATTCTTCTTCCTTGACCTTCACAATGTTGTGAGGTGGATAGTGGTCGTTTGCGTGTTTAGTTGCGTATTCCAGTTCATTCAATAGATGGTCAAATCCAATAAATGCTGAGCGAGGGAATAGTGTATTAGTCATGTTTTTTCTCCTAAATTTTTAGCAAGATTAATATGGAAGCCCGACCTTCGGCACTTCCTATACTATATATAAGGATTAATTTTTATATTTCAAGTTTTTTTTATAAAAAAGTTGCAGGGTCGGAATCTGGGTCACTTTCAAAAGCAAACGAGAAAGTTACTCTTGATACTTCAGGTTGAAGTTGGTGCCACGTTCCTCTGGGAAGATAAACTGCATCGCCTGGCTGCATAATAACAGTCTCATCTTCATCGGTAGGTTCTTCGGTATACCCAATAGTTATTTTGCATTTATTGATTACTTGAACTAAGAAGACATCCATACTGTCTTTATGTCTTGGATACGAACCAGAGTATTGACCAAATCCAACAAACGCAATGTTTGTTATTTGTGGTTCTCCTTTCTCGTATTCAAACTTCTTGGGTGCAGGGTCAACAAAAGTTGTTATCATTTCATTGACAACTTCTTTTGCGAAGCTAGGTGCAGAAGGACGAGAATGAAAAGCATTAAGACCTAATCGTTGTTTCTCACGATTCCAATCATAAAGATTTTGTGGGTGAGTATCAATAAGATGAATCATCCGTGTCCAATCATAGTCCACGTCTACTTTAGTCCACCAATACTTTTTGTTACGAATCTCTTCTAGATGATTCTTAAACCCAATCATTATTTCCAGTCTTTGTTATTGAAATGGTGGTCTATACGACACTTACCATAATACAATATACCTATCCATATAGTAAACAATACACCATCCAGATAGGATAGTTCATTCCAAATACTACCGAGTTCCATTATTTATTTCCTATATTATACTTAGGACATAGTTCCCATTCGTCTTTATCCTTATAACCAATGATTTTAATTTGTCTTAGAGGAGCACAATCTTGTGCAGACTTAGGATTTTGTATTTCAACCAGACCCCAATCAGATAACAATGTTGCAATAGTATTTCTACGTTGCACATCACTTTCTTCTAGGTTTGCTTTCTTACCGTCCAACATAAACAGTTCTTTGAAATGGACAATATAGTATCGTCCTTGTTTATGTAAGATATGACAGGATTGAAATAGTTTTTGTTCTTTTCGTGATGCGACACCGATACGTGTTAATGTCTCACGAACTTTTAGGAAGTCGTCTGGTTCTGCTAGAGTAATCTCTAACATATTCACTGGACTCCATGATACTAATTTACTTTCTTCCACCTTTATTCACCTTGTTCTTTATTTCTTGTCTTTGAGAAGGTGAGAGAAGTGGTAGGATTTGATTTGCTTTTTCATTGCTATATCCATAGTATTTCTTTACCGACTCAAGGTCATTTTCCAATTCAGGTTTTACCCACTTAGAGAAACGTTTTCGTTTCCTAATTATATTTATAAGAAATTGATATTGTAGACGTGAATCTAAGTGGTGATACCTGTTCATTTCATTAGCAATGACAACTGTATCAGAGAAATAGGATAAAGAACGATTGACCATAAAAGAATTATATGCTTTCTCATCTTCAGGAGATTGCATAATATCCTTCTTGGATAGATTAATACTGTTTACATAATTAAAGGGATTCACTCAGTACTCCATTAAAAGAAAAAGAATCGTTTCTTTTTTGGTTTGCGTAGGTTGTAATAGTTATCAACTACTATATCACATTGCTTCAGAAAAGTCAATCCTTGGTCAGATTTGTATTCGTCTCTGTAGACAACTCTGGAGACTCCACTTTGATAGATAAGTTTTGCACATTCGAGGCACGGTGAACACGTTGTATAAAGTGTTGCACCCTCCGCCGATTCCGTTGATTTTGCAACCTTCGTGATTGCATTCGATTCCGCATGAATTACTTCCTTTTTAGTTTCATAATCTGGAGTTTCACATTTGTTAGTCCAACCAGAGGGCATTCCATTATACCCAATGGAAATGATACGATTATCTTTTACAATAACCGAACCTACCTGTCTGCGTTTTGCCGAAGATAACCTTGCGTAGGTATCGGCAACCTGCATATGTGCTTTATCCCATTTGTCCAAAATCAAATTCCATTTGCTTTGGTATCCATTGATTATTTACTTTTACCAATGGTATAGGACTGCGTTCTATAACTTCTCTTGTTTTGGGAACAACAATAACATATGAACCGTCTTCTTTATGAATACGATTTCCTAGTTCGTCTGTAGTCAAACAGTCTTGAATGTTTTCACTGTCTCTGAGATACTTTATCATTTAATTCACTTATCCTTTTATATGCATCGTGTAGTTGTTTTTCAAGTTCTCTAACATTTCTTTGGAGAACTTGTATTGTTGATTCTAATTCCTTTCTTTCGTTGTCTGTCATAATCCTATTAATCCCCAACCGTGATTTGCTATTGCGTTTAATATAATAAAGAAACAGGTTGCGATATGAACGAACCACCAAAAGGTTCTGATAACTGCAACTGCGTCTGCCTGTTTGTCGGTCTCTCCGACTTTTTCACCTAGGGACTTTGCCCAGATTCTCCACCATTTCATATTTATAGAAACTCCACATTTGCCATACATTCGGTCAGACACGCAACCAGATTTAGTTCGTGGTCAGCAACAAAGGCATTTTTGTATTGATAGTCTGCAAGAATTAATACTAGTTGTGGAATAGATTGAGGTTGGACATTACCTTCCATACAATCATAGACACCACGGAAAATAGCAGCAGGTTCAATGTCAACATTGTTGACTACCCATTGACGCATTTTCTTGAAGTCTTTGTTCTTAAGAGACTTGAACAGGATATTATAATTATCATTCAGGTCGTTTTGAATAACTGTAGTATCCAGAGACCCAGAGATAGAGTGACGTTGTGCTTCGTTAAGTACACGTCTCCAGTCAGGTGCATACTTACTAATCAATCCTGCAACTACTTCATTATTATATTTGACACCTTCGGAATCAAGAATAGTTTGTAGTCGTTTCATAAATTGACCGCATAGGTCAACCATATCTTTCTTAGAAGTGTTGAACTCATAAACACCACAACGAGAGTGTAGAGGTTCAATGACTTTGTTTTTGAAATTACACGTTAGAATGAATCGACAGTTCTGAGAGAACTCTTCAATAAATCCACGCAATGCAGGTTGAGTTGATTGTGCATTAAGGTAGTCTGCCTCATCAAGGATTACAACCTTGTAACCGCCAGAAAGGGAGACGGATGAGGCAAACTGTTTAATCTTTCCACGAAGGGTATCAATGTTCCCTTCCTCTGAACCGTTAATGACAATATAGTCAAGACTCAGTTCATCACATATGGCACGTGCGATAGTGGTTTTACCAAGACCAGCTGTACCAGTAAATAACATATTAGGGATTTCCTCACCGTCAACAATCTTTTGAAATGTTTCTTTTAGATTTTTTGGTAGGATAGTATCTGAGATTTTGTTGGGACGATACTTTTCAACCCATAAGAATTCTTTTGACATTGTGTCTCCATAATAAAATAAAATAAATCATACCATAGTCGGAGTGATTTGTCAATAAAAAGTTCGGAGGTGGGAAGGAAAGGAGACTCCCACACCTCCACGTCACCAAGAATGGCTACGTTTTTACGAGGTGCTATCAACACCTTGTTCTGATTGATACTCTTCGCAGAGTTGAATAATCTGAACTGCTTGGTCTCTTAGTTGACCAATAGTAGATAGTTCTTCACCTTTGAATCCGCCACGTTGAACTACCGTATCAATTACTGCAACTGTTGAACGAGAAACTCTGTTACTTAGTTCGTAGATTGCAGTGTGGTCTTTTTGTGCTTGTGCTTTTGCCATCATTATGCTCCGTATGTAGATGATTTTTCAAGTGCAATAAAGTATTCAATCGCAGATTGTTTACTCTTAAATTGAGAGATTAGTTTAGAACTAATACTTACCTCAAAGTCTTCGTTGACAACTTTTAGGTTACCAACATTCATAATGAAGTTGAAATCAACCCCATCAGGATATTCACCCTCTACATCAATAGAGAATGCATTACTCGTTGCGTCTTTACTATCTATAACAGATAGACGAACCGCACCAGTTATAGGACTGATAGAAATTTCATCGTGTCCCAAAGCTGCAGCTGCACGTTTAATTTTACCCAACGTATTTGTATCTAGGGAAAACTTAACCTCTGCTTCTGGCATATTAATACTCTTGCCAGGCGAAGTCAACATTTCAGGGTCAGAGAAAAAGTATTTCACTGAAGACCTACCGTTAGAGTCACCAACAACAACATAGTCTTGTTCAAACTTAAGTCTTGGTGAATCAACTAATGATAAAACATTTAGAAATTCAGTCAGGTCGTAAATGCCAAATGATTGTGGAAACGTCTCATTGAGTTCCGCAGTTGACAATACGTTACGAGCAACTGAAATAGTTTTTAAAGTGTTACCTTCCGTGATAACAATGTTAGGGTTAATTGTTGAATAGTTCTTTAGAACGTTCAACGTTGTATCGGATAATTCCATAATATATTCCTCTCGGTTTTATAATTTATAAAGTGTATGATATCATACGTTTCAATTAAAGTCAAGACTTTATTTTACTAAAGTTCTTTTCTTTTACGAACTCAATTTTGCGATGGAAGTGTGCATCCTCAAGTTCACTCTTGTGAGAGATAACAAAAACGTTTGTATCTTCACCTAGTGTTGAAATAATCTTCATAAGGTTTTCAATACCCTCTTCGTCCAGAGACGAATCAAAAGTTTCGTCAAGGAGTAGTAGATTGGTCGCAACACTATTTTTCATCTTTGCAATCTGTCTCCACGTAAATAGTAGGGACAAGTCAATACGTTGTTTCTCACCCTCAGAGAATGAGTCATACGAAAAGTTATCACGATGTCTTGAACGAATAGTCTCAACGAAACTTTCATCCAAATCAAAGTGGACAAAGAAATCTAAAATCTGTAAATACTTATTAGTCAGTTGATTGATAACAGGTAGATACTGTTTGATAATCTTGGTCTTGATACCAGTATCCTTCAACAACTCTGCATACACTTGATTGTATGAATGTTGTTCATTTAGTTTATACTTAGTATCCTGTAGACCTTCCTTCTCAGTTCTCAGAGTTTCTAGTTCAGCATTTGCTTCACTTAGGTCACCAGTCTCATTATCAATACGAGATATCTCTTCATTAATCTTATCAATGTTTCTCATAAGGGTTGCAATCTCTTGTTGATTACCACTTACCTTACTCTGCCATTCTGATACTTGAGATAATTGTTCGTGTAAATACTCTAAAACTGATTGTGCTTTTTCTCGGTCTTTATCATATAAATCTAATGCTTCAGTAATAGTACTTGCTTTGGTCTTACATTTATCCAAGTGTTCTTGTTTGGTTTTTTGGTCTATGTCTTGACTACAGGTAGGACAGATATCGTGTTTCTCAAAGAACTTTGCTTGTTTAACTACGTCCTTCTGTTGAGTCTTGAACCCAGCTGCAAATTCGTCTAGACTTTGAATCTTCTTGGTAGTATCTTCAATACCTTTATTAATGTCAGGAGCATTCTCTTCAATATCTTTTAACAGTGCATCATTATTTTTATTCAGGACACCAATATCTTTTTGGATTGCATTGATTGAGGCAACCTTTTCTTTTTTCTGTTGTGCAGATATTTCACTCAGGTCACGAAGATATCTTTTTTGTGCATTGATTTTTGTGTCTACTACATTAAGTTGGTGAGAGTTCTCGGTTATCTCATCCTTAAGAATAGACATCTTTTGTTTTAATAGGGAGTTCATTTTACTGAACATATTGATATCAAGTAAGTCTTCTATGACCTCACGTCTTGCACTACTTGAGAGTTGCATAAAGGGAACAAAAGAAGACGAACCCAATACAACAATCTGGTGAAACGATTTGTGATTTAACTTGATAATGTTTTTCTCAAGCATAGACTGATATTCTTTTGCGTGAGAATCTTGGTTAACCATATTACCGTTGACCCAGATTTCAAACTTATTAGGTTTGATACCACGGACAACTTTATAGTTTTGTTTACCAATAGAGAACTCAACCTCAACCAAAGTTCCTTTGGCATTGATTGTGTTAACTAATTGAGATTTAGATATCTTACGGTGCGGTTTACCAAACAACGCAAAGGAGAGAGCGTCTAACATAGTAGATTTGCCCGCACCGTTCTGACCTACCACCAAAGTAGTGGGACAGTCATTAAAAGATATTTCTGTTAAATTGTTTCCTGTAGACAAGAAATTCTTGAATCGGAGTTTTTCAAATACAATCATAAACGCAAGTATACACTAGGTGACATTAAAAGTCAAGTTCTTTTTTACCACACCAATTACAGTCTTGACCTTTAGCGGTTTCAAGAAGAGTTTTTTCTCGGTCACAATAATGTGTCCAACCCACAAGTTCACCGTCCCAATTAAGTTCGGTCATTGACTTTTGTTTTTCTTTTTGATTCTTGCCCCAGATTTTATCCCAACCATCGTTGTAGTCCTTACCACCACTCTTACTTATGATAGGGTCTCCAGTGATATCATTTTTAGATGCCATTACACAATCTCCATTGTTTGTGCTTCCTTCATTAAATGAGATACTTCTTCTTTAATACGACTCTTATCTAGGTCAGTATTAACTGCGTCAATATAGTTGAACACTAGAGTTTCGGTATCTTCTACAGATACATTTTCGTCTTCAACATTAGAACCAAGGAACTCTGCAAAGTCTTCTGCAATCTTTAACTCGTGAATCTTTTGTGATTGAACACGGTCAATGAATCGTTCAAACTCATATGGGTCACCTTTGTTAGTCACAATAACCTTTACAAACTTATTGTCAAGATAAGCTAGGTCTTGAAACTTATTGAGTTTCTCGTGGTCATAATAAATCTTTTCATAGATTGTAATCGGATTACGAATCGGTTCTAGTTCTCTTGTTTCAGTATCAAGAATATGGAAATACTTTGCGTCATTACAATCGTTCCAGAAAAATTCCATTTGACTACCCAAGTAATGTATATTCTCTTGAGTTGACTTTGCGTGGAAGTGTCCTGTCAATACCATTTCAAATCTATCAAAGTGTTTCTTGTCCATACCTTCTTGACACGGCATACCTTTGGTCATTTCAAAACCTTTTAACTCTAGGTGAGCACCAACGATATCTGCTTTACACTTTGCAAGAAACTTTAATGTTTCGTCTTCGTTCTCAGGATTAATCCAAGGTATAAGTGCAATGTCAGTTCCATCATAATTCATTACTGTTGGTTTCATAACAAGATTCACTTCATTCATATAGTGACCTTGCAATTCCTTCAATGCATTTAGTTCGTTAGTATTCTTATAGTATACATCGTGATTGCCTGGAATGATATCCATAGTAATACCGTGTTTACGCATAGGTTCTAGGAATATCTTACGATTATGATGTAGTGCCTTGAAGTTGATTGTCTTACGGTTATCGTAATAATCACCAAGGTGGATAATATGTTTGATATCGTTTTCTAACAAATATGGGAAGAATATTTCACTATAGAAACGTTCTTGGTAATCCATAAAAATGTCAGAAGAATTACGACACCCTGCGTGGGTATCATTCAGTATTGCAATTTTCATTGTTCTATTCTAGGTATCTCTACGTTACGTCTAACTAATTCGTTGCGAATTTTTACTCTTACTTTGGGTTGTGTACTTGATTTAGTATATGCTTCCAACAATTCTTTTAAAGGAGTTGACTTCATATAAAAATGGACAGTGGTTGTTTTACCAGTATTTCTGTCTCTAATATCTTGACTATGTTTAAATTTAATTGGCATTATACTTTCCTAAATTGCGTCTATTATATCACTACAGATATAAAAAGTCAAGTACTAATCTTTAATAAAGTCGGTTAGGTCTGAATCTACCTTAACGGTACGTCTCTTACGTTCCTTTTTAACAATCTGTTTCCACTGAGAATCTTTCTCTTTAACTTCGTCAATACGAAGACGGAGTTGGTCAACAAACGCTTGAGCAACTTGTCCTGCTTCTGCTTCACCAGTTTCGTCATCAAGGAAATGTTCAACACCTGCTTGTTCCATATACTTGAGTTTGATATCTTGTTGTTTCTTTTCTTTTTCAATTCTACGTAGGAATGCAAACCAAGAGATTTGAGTGAAGTATGCAAACGCATTAGGTTTACCTGTACGAGTTGCAGCTTCAATATTATAGTTCTCAATCGCTTTTAAACAGTTCTCAACTGCGTCCATTACCATTTCTTCACGATAGGTATATCTAACAAAGTTTGCTTTATGAGATAGTCCTTCACATATCTTTAAAAAACAAGATGCAATATAGTCAGGAACGATAGGTAATTTTTTATCACTCTTCTTTGCCTTTTGCACTTCAGTACAGTAATCAACTACTGCTTGTGAGAATTGTGCATTATTCACATAATGTGGTTTATCTTTTGGTTTAATCTTTGTTGGCATTTTCATTCCTTATATTTGTATATCACTATACATTAGTTCACAATAATTGTCAAGTCTTTTGTCCATTGGCAACACGTTTTCTTAAATCAGAAGTAGACAATGCGTGTTGTCTTCTATTATAGTAAATATGTATACCGTTCTTTTGACAGTAATCTTTACCTGTAAAATCTTTTTCTTTATACTCTTCACCAATGATTCTAACGTCTGGATGAATGATTTCGGTAAGTTGTAATAGTTCTTCTTCGGTTGTATATGGGATAATATCGTCAACCCACCTTACTGCACGGAGTTGAATATATCTCTCATATAATGATTGAATCGGTTTATTTTTCTCTGGTCTATCTACCGAAGGGTCGGTTTGTAATGCACATATAAGATAATCACATTCACCCTTTGCGTCTTCTAACATTTGAATATGACCTGCGTGGAGTAAATCAAAGGATGACGCAGTTAAACCTTTTATTAATTTTTTTAAATTAGTGCTTGACATTTTCTGATTTCCATGATAAAATTAGCTCTGCGTTTGGGGAGGGTTGGATACTACTGTTCCTGCAACACAATATCTATCTCCTTCAAAAGGTAATGACTTAGATTCGTGCATTAAATGACCTCTAAATATTACTAACATTCCGTGTTCAATTTCTAATTCATAATCCAAAGTTGGAAAATTTAAATTAGGACATCCTTCAGGTGGGTCTACATAATAACAAAACGCCCACGTTGATGGCCAATGGTCGTGCGGTATTGTAACCTGATGACTTGTTGCTCGTGTGCCCCACATTACATTACAATATTGCGATTCAATTGCGGTCTTATACCATATAGGATTTTTATATCTTCCGATATGATTTTCAAATTCAAATTGAATTTTACCTGAAGACTCTTTACAAAAATCCTCGGTAATGTCGGCAAGTTTACGAAACTCTTCATATTGATAATGTAATTTACCCAGAGTGCAATCTGCTTTTATATTAGTCATATGGTAAGTCTCATCACCGATAGTATCTATACGATTAACTATTCTATTATTCATATCTTCGTCATCAATCATTTTGACAAAAATATATTCATCAATAGTATTACGAAGTTTTATCATTAATGCACCTTTTTGGGGTCAAACATATCAATAACATTACTACCACTATCTAACATTGGCGACAGGTGTTCGGTAGGTTTTTGAGATTTTATACTCGGTCTTCTCACCATTCTTTTGTTGTGTTCTTTTTCTCGGTCAGTATTTTGTCTTATCATTTCGTCTACCGCTTCCATATATTGGACGATTAACGTCTCAGGCGGAAATGCAATTCCTACTACGTTGTTTGCATTAATAATAAGTAGGTCGTCTTCACTCTCTTGATAAACCATCCAAGGTCTGAATGAATAATATTTAATAGCGGTGCCGTCCATTGTTTCTTGCATTACTAATCGCATTGCTTTTCTAACAACAAGTTCAAGGTCTATATTTTGGTCACTCCATTGAACGACCTCACAAACAATTTCTTCTCCTGAAGAAAGTTTTAATTGTCTTAAGTCTGCGTCATGTGTCATTTTAAATCCAGTTTAAATATCTTATATGGGAACTGTTCTTTAGTATATATCTTAATTCTTTCTGCACTATGACGAAGAGTAAAGTTCTTATGAGATTTAATATGCATATCGTCTGCAACGTCATATAGTTTTGTTGTTGACCCATCGTCAGACTTTCTTAATCCTCTACCAATAGACTGTAATACTTTTATCTGCGATTTACTTGGACTTGCAAATATAATATTGTGTAGATTCTTAATATTAATACCAGTAGAGAATGTTCCTAGTGACGCAACAATAATTGCATTCTTTTGTTTCTCTACAATACCACGAATCTGTTCTCTATCCGAAGCATCAACTTCACCTGATACATAATATACAGGTCGGTCTTTAGCTTTTCTTTGAATCAAATCAAATAAAGGTTTACCGTGTTTCTCTACATATTGGAAGAGAACCAACGAATTACCCTTTTGGTCTAATGCAAGATTACTTATAAGTCTATTACGTTTTTCATTTGTGACAATATAATCAATCTCTTCTTGATACGTTGCGTCCTTTAACATATGACACACATCATTATGATAACGCAATAACAAAACAGTAATATCAATCTTTGCGAGTGTACCTTTCTCTTGAAGGTCTCTGGTCATAGTTACTCGTTTGGTCGGGCCAAATAATCCTTCTAATACGAGTTTATTAGTTTCAGTTCCGTCCAGAGTTCCTGTAGTTCCAAAACGATATTCTGCATTGACACATTTATTCATAATACCTGATAGAGATTTTGCTTTGAATAAATGGACTTCATCTCCGAATACACAACCCATATTCTCATACCATTCCTTTGAAAACTTATAGATTGATTGCCACGTAGATATTATAATAGGTTTGTCAGTATTCTTATCTTTACCACTATAGATACGGTGAACATTTTCTTTTACGTCATACCCATAGTCCTCAAAGTCTTTATACATTTGTTCTACCAAACTTGTTGTCGGAACAACAATAAGAACTTGTTTATCAAAATTATCAAGATACCAACGCAATAGATTATAAATGATAAAGGACTTACCACTACCAGTCGGTGATAAAAGAATTGCACGTTTCTTTTCAATACCGTGAGTCACCGCATCGTATTGATAGTCATACAAATCAAAAGGTAATCCTAGTCCACTCTGGAACTTTATTAAATCTTGATGTTTTACTTTATTAGTTAAGGCAGGATGTCCGTATTCGGTTTCCTGTAATTGTAGAGGATACATACGGTCAGAACAAAATTTCTTTAAGTGTTCATAGAGACCTGTATTAAGTTCACGAGTAACTTGGTTAAAGAGTTTGATTTTACCATCCCAGACCTTTCTCTTATAGGCAGGCATATAGCGATAGCCAGGCACAAAGAAGGAAAAGTATTCTCTTAGTTCTTGGAGTTGGTGTTGATTACAATCAACCAACATCATAGAATGGTCTCTAAGACCAACAGTGATGGTATTAGGAATACTCATTTTACAATTTGAATAAAATAAGAATCAATAATATGTTTGTTAGAAAAATTTCAAAAGCGAGAATAGTGTGATACCATACCCACCTTGATTGATATACTTTATTTACTGTAAATGTTTCTTTCATTTCTTTTAACATTATCCTTGACCTTCTTGGAAAGCCCTCCATTTAATCATATTAGAAATGGTTTGGTGTCTCCAATTTAGATTACTAACTATTTCTGTAAGAGTATCTATAGTCGTTTTAAGATACTGAATTTTTAATTCGGACTCTTGGATATCTTTATCAGTATCATAGTAATATTCTTTATTTGCTTTGGTTGTTATGTTATGACCTTCATAGGGGTCATATGCCCATCCTTTCTCTTTGATTTCTTCTTGGGATAGTTTACCTTCGTAATACATCCATTTATCTTTGAGTAAATCCTTTTGTTTGAACTCAGCTTGTTTAAGACGAAGTTTAGTCAAAGACAGATACTCTAGATACTTTGCGTGTAAGGAAGGTGTATTTCTAGAAACTTCGTCTAGTTCATATGGAGGTATTTGGGAGTCTTCCTTCCACTCCGCAAGGACACTTTCTAAATCAATCATTCATAAATCCCTCAAGTGTTGAATCAGTCATATTTAGGTTTTCCATAATAATTTGTTTGGGTAAGAAATTCCAACAGTAGTAACTTGAACTAAATGTAGGGTGTTTATTATTTGCACCATTGACCATATTGAAACGCATTCTTTTATCAAACATTAATAGTTGTAAATCTTTTGTTTGAAACAATTGTTTAGGTGCAGAATCATTTAACCAAGTATTACTCATAATCAATGCAAAGGGTTTTTCAAAAGACAATGCCCTTTCAAAGATTCCTCGTTTATTAGTAAAGGGTGGATTAGATACCATTACGTCCCAAGAGTCTGGTTCATACTCATAGAAATCTTGACCAGTATCTAAGTGAGAATAAACAACTTCGTTCTGTTCTGAGATTTGTTGAACAAACTCTGAGTCTTCTTTGTCAAACGGACACCATACTTTTGCGTCCTTTGGAATGTATTTTAGAATAGGTCTAACACCATATGCAGGTGTATAACATTCGTCATTACTACCTGCACCATACATTATATCTTGACTAAAAGATTCTTGTCGTTGTTTAGTTGTATTTAAACTCATTAATTTTTCTTCCATACTTATATATCTCTGTTTTTGTTACAGTCGCACTCAAACGAGGGTCTTTCTTTGTAAGAATATCAGGGAACTTCTTTTTTATTTTAGGAAGTAGTATTTCAAGAACCTTTGAACCTTTAAGGGTATAGCATTCAACCATCATTCCTTTTTCAAATCTATTAAAATAGTGATTGGTATACTTGCCAATTTTTTCTTCACGAAGATATCTTTCTTGTTCTTCCCAAGTCGGTTGAACACTGATACCAGTATATGCACCTTTAATCTCACGTATCGTTGATTTATATTCACATTCTCCGTCTTGGTCAATAGCGTCCGCACCACTGTAGGTATCTGCTAGTTTATGTCCTAACATAGCTGCCGCCATAATTTCACGAGATTTAGCATAGGAGAATGGGTCTCCTGCACCCATTTTCTCACATAGTTTGTAACCATCTTTCATCCAGTCAACATATTTTTGTTCAAGTGTTTTCATAATATTTTTCCTTTCATAGTTATAATGTCTTATTATAACACAAAGAGTATCAAAATGTCAAGGTATTAAACGATAAGAAACTGAGAGAATCTGAAGGACGCAGTGAAGGTCACATAAGTGGTATCACCTGCGGTTGATTGAAAGTTGATATCACCCAATGCAGTCGGAACACAATCCAAGTATCTAATCTTTTGAGTTGTATTGTTATGACTTGATAATACGTGTAGAGTAATATCTGCGTAGGTAGGTTTCTTGGTATCTCTTTCTAATGCGGATACTTGACCGTCATTCGTAATACGAATCATCCAGTCAAACATTTCACGATACGAAGTTAGTTCTTCGTCAAGAATAATATCAAAAGATACTTCACTAAAAGTTATCTTATCACCTGCAAGAGGTACAGAAGTAATTCTACGAACAGGTAATTCTAGTGGAGTTAATTGAGCGCCAGGGTGTGAAACACTTTGTGCAAAGTATTCTAAGTTAGGATATTTTGTTCTATCAATAACTACACGAAACCCTGTAGGTTGTAAGTAGTTTAAATTACTTGTCAGTTCTTCGTCTGTTATTTGAACGGTGCTATCTACTGGCATATTAACCTCTTATAGTATATGATACTATTTATAAGAGTTAATGTGTAGAATAATTAGATTTATAATTATTTTCTTTTTGTAATCTTTCGTTCTTGGTGAGTTGGTAGATAACTCGTCCCCAATACTTCTCACCCCAATCAGAGTTGCACCTTTGTTGTGCTTTTATTGCGTTTGCAATAAGTCTACTATAGTTATGCATTTATAATTCTCCCTTTTCCAATCCATACGATTTCCTCAAACTTCTCTTCAAAAGTTCTTCCGTCAACCGTAAATCCAACACAATGTAAAGCTTTTAATACATACTTTACTGCTTCCTTTGCGGTATCAAAGACAAGAGTGTCCTTTGATTTACCTGTAAGATTTACTTCATATTTCATATTTTCACCTTTCTAAATGTTCTCCTAGATTTGGAGAATTGTTTCATAGGACTCTTAAACCAAATCTCTTCGGTAGTCCCTTCCTTTATATATCCAACCAGTTCTTTCTTCTGATTCAGAATATAGATATGATTGGGAATATTACTTTCCCAATCTGTAGTTTCTTGAATATATTCCATTACACTACCACGTAATCGTATGAGTCGATTTTCTCTGCGACTTCTTTAGTCTTTCTGAAGTGTAATATTCTGAAATCTCTAAGTTCTTCATAGTTTCTTATAACAGGGTCGTACTTAGGTTTCTCAAGACCAAGGTAATCGTCCTTAGTTCCCCATTCGTCATAGTTCGCATAAGGATAGATTGCAAAGGTATCTGCCTTATCCTTGTGAATGAAATCTCTTGGTCTATCATAACCAACTTTACTTGTTCCTCTGTATCTCACGGTGAACAATCTTGTCATTAAGATTGCTTGAATTTTAGGGTGTTTCCTATACTTCATAGGGATACCCTTATAAAGACCACTTTCATAGTCTGGACATAGATAGTCACTTAATTTTAATGTTTCCATTTTTTCTCCTTTCTTATTTAACATACTCTTATTATAACAACAACAACAGGATTTGTCAACCCCTATACTGCAATTTTTTCCCAAGAACCTGAAACTCCTATTGCAGAGTTGTCTCCACCTTGTCCTTCATACCACCATTCCATTTGTAAACCTTTGAAGTCTTGTGCATAGATAGTTGTATTGAATCTTATGTTATCAACTCTTTGACCAATGTTATCTACTTCATAGAATTTACCTTCGATAAAAGGGAAGTCATTGTTAACAACTTTATCAATTACACCTTCATAGGTAATACCACTTTGGACAAACCTTACGGAATCCATTTCACTTAAATAATTTATTTTCATATTTTCTCCTTTCTAAATTATACTCTTATTATAACAACAAGAACAACTTTTGTCA